TCGTAAAACTGTATTATATAATCAAGTAGTTAAGTCTGAATGTGAGCCTGCAATTTTAAGTATAAATGATGTGCGAAATGTAAATAATGTAGATCCCCTGATTGCAAGTGTTGAGAAATACAAGGTGCCTGGTAGAGAGTGGCCGAAAGACCACATGAAACTGTTCGCCAAGTGTTTCGCCGACGAGATTGAATGTTTCCAGCCTCCTGCTAAGCGATTGTTGTCGCTGGATGAGGCCATCACTGGTGTGGAAGGTACATGTGCCAACCGCATCAATATGGCTTCAGCCCCGGGTTACCCATACTCTTGCATCCGACCATCTGGTGCAGCACCCGGTAAGGGCTGGTTAATAAAATTTGATGAAAATGAAGAATTAGAATCACTTCATCCATTGTTGAGGGAAAATTTAATGGAAAATCTGCACGCTTTTGGTAATTTGCAAATGTATCATAATGTGTGGGTTGATTCTGGCAAGGATGAATTGTTGCCATTGTGTAAAATTTATGATGAAGTTAAGACCAGGCTATTTTGTATTCCGCCTGTTCATTTTTCTATTATTGTCCGTTCTGTCACTTTAATGTTTGTGTCCCACTTAATGTCTAATTTTGGTAGTCTCCCGTGTAAAGTAGGTATTAATCCAGAGGGTCCTGATTGGACTCAGTTAGTTAATTGGTTGAGTGAAATGAATGATGTTGCTGAGTCGTCCGATTTTAAAAGGTTTGACGGATCACATGCGTTGTCCATGTTCAAGATGTTGTATAAAATTATTTCTAGATTTATTGCAGAGGACCCAAATTGTACTGAGTTTGATCAAAATGTATTGTTCTGTAGTTTGTATGAATCAGGGTGTAAGACGACTAGTTTTAGGGGTGTTTTGTATAGTGTATTTCATGGTTTAGCTTCTGGTAATCCTTTAACTTCTATTTGTAATTCTATTTTCCAAGATTTTTATTTCTTTTCTGCATGGATGTCCCTCGCCCCCTCTCCCCAACTCCGTAATTTCATGTCGTATAGGCGTAATGTTAGGTTAGCAGTGTATGGTGATGATGGGATTAGAACAGTGTCACCCGAGTGCCTTACGTGGTACACATCACCTGCCATTGCTGAGTATTTTCAACAATTTAATTTAGTAATGACGCCTGGAGATAAGACTAGCTTGTTTCCCCCCCCCTCCCCCATCCTGGAGCTGACTTTCC